TTATACAAAATGTTTTGGGCATAGAATGGCTATTAAGCAATAATCAGGTGGTGCATCACCCAACGCTGCAGGAGAGCATGAGCGCAGCCTTCTATGCTTCAAAGCATATTAATAAATACGTTTAACTAATAAATACAACAACGATGAGAACAATTAAGTTAACACCTGTACAGTTTTACAGGTTTAGAAAGGTTGCACTTCTTTATGGAGTGCTATTTATGTGTAACATATCACAAGGTGTTTACACAGTGGAAGCTAATGATGATAATTTAGAACAAATAGGTTATTAGTCATGGCTCAAGAAGAAATGTTTGACATAGAGTATTCCAATGTGGTACTCTTTGTTACAGGATGTTATAGTCCTGCAGAAGCAAGAGTAGATTACTATCCAGATGGTTCAGGTTATCCAGGTTCACCAGCTTCATTTGAAATGAACAAGATTCAATGTGGTAGACAAGACATCATGGACTTACTAAGTGGTAGTCAGCTTGATGAGATAGAGAAATTAATACTAAATACACACTACGATCATGAGTATTAAAGAACATAAGGTGCTTGCAACAGGTTTGCATTGCATTACAGACAAGAAAGGACGTGTACATGTTTACACAGAGAAAGAGTATAGCCTCCTAACATGGTGGTATAAAATCAAATCTAAATACTTTGGACATGGATAGATATAAGAAGAATCTCAAGGTAGAAGATGACAAGGTGTACAGTTATGATACACATGTTGCTACAATTGATCAGGAAGCTGAACAGCTTCTTGTTCATGGAGTGTGGTCAGTTACAACAACTAAACATGTTAACTATGTTGCACAAGAGTATGGATTAAGAAAAAGATACACATGATTAAGACACAGAAAACACGTACACTAGTTACGAAAGATAACAACAATAGTGCTAATTGCATTGCTCCAAACCTCATCTATGGTTGCTTTGGTGGTTGTGTGGACACATATTGTTACATGTCTAGGTATAATGGACGTAGAGTGTTTGTAAACACAAATGTAGAAGACATATTTCAATCTGTTGTTGAGTGGGAGAAAGGATTCAATAAGGTTCCAGACCAACAGGATCCAATCTACACTATGGTTGACGTAGCATGCAATACAGACTTAGTGCTTATGCAAAAGCATATGCCTGAGTCTTTGCATGACTATTTGAAGCGTTATGATGACCATCCACAGCTTAACAGTACAATGGCTACAAAGTATCCAGCGCTGTTAAAGCTTGATGTTACACATTTCAACAAGCCACCAAGAGTGCGTGTTAGCCTTATGCCACAAACATATTCTAATGTATTAGAACCTAAGATGCAGAAGATATCATCTCGTATAGAGGATATTGATCGCTTGAAAGACTTAGGATGGCAAGTGCACATAAACTATTCACCTGTTGTGTTCCAAAGAAGATGGATACAGGAGTATGATGAACTGTTTGCAGAGGTGAAACGTGTAGCAGGTGTGAACAAGTGTGAAGTGATAGTGCTCACTAATCATAGGAATCAGATGGCTAAAGCATCACCAGAAGCACAAGAGATGATGAAATACAGCTGTGAGATCAAGAACAACAGTGGTGTGATGCGTTATCCAATACGTGATAAGACTAAATTGCTTTCAAGATGGAAGCAGTTGTACAATAAATACTTTGAATTAAACACAATTAGATATATATTTTAAAATGGAAAATTACAGAAGAGTAAAAGGTTATGAGTTTGAGTTTATAGACCAAGGACCAGATGATAGATTCTATCAGTGTCGTGGTGATGTTTATTATGATGATGATCATGATGAGATACCTGAACCAGGTTTATGGAAAGCAGCTCTAGAATTAGAACAACAATTAAAAGATGAGGGTTATGTTGCAGAGGCAAACCACTCTGAGAAAGGATGGGTTGAGGTGTGTCTGCTTTAATTAGTGTAATTGAATGGAATACTGGACAGTCATTTCATTCTAAGAATCTAGCAGCTAGTTACTTCAACATACCTTATTCCTTAGTTACCAAGAGTATTAAGAAGGATGTAGAGGTTATTACTAAAAGAGGTAAGAAGCTTAGATTTACAACAGGTGGGTCAACAAGAGTTAGATCTGCTGTACACAAACCAAAGACTGAAGATGGTAAGACATTAAACTTTGGTAAGCATAAAGGAACTCAAATGAGGGACATACCAACACAATACTTAAAATGGGCATATGATAATGTAAGCAGATGTCCAAAGTGTGTTGAGCAAGAATTAATAAAAAGAAAAGAAATACTAAATAGATAAAAAAATGGAAGGAATAAAAGATTTACCAGAAGAAATGGCTAGCAACAAACAGCCATTCATTATGTGCCCATCTTGTTTTAAAGGAGGCATTAAGTTTAATTACATCACTAATGAGGGATCATGTGACCATTGTGGTACAAGATTCACTAAACATGGTGATAGTATAAGATTTGTGTGATATGTGGATAGCTTGTGAATTAGTATTCCGTCACTATAATCCTAAGGAGTTAGAGCAGGGAATGTTATTCATGAACGAGCTAAATCCTGGGAATGAAGCGAAGGAACAAGTAGAAGTGTGGGCCCTCAAAGAAGAAGGTATACACAAACAAATAAGTTATGACATGATGGTATTTGAATGTGGGTTTCCTGTTCAACCATGGATTATTACAGATGATGGCAGAATAGCTGCTATACCAGAAGAAATAGGTTGGTTTGATCCAGGTAAACGTTCAGAAGAACTAATACCATTCACAATAACTGAAATGAACTTCATCATGCAAGAGTTTGATGGACTACTAGAAATCTTTGTTAACGAAGATGAACTAGAGAAAGGGATTGTAGATCCTGTGTACGAAGATAACTTGGTGATTCTCAGATTCTTAACTGATGATGAGGATGCAGAAGAGTTATATTTTGAAGAAGAATAATTATGGAAGAATTAAGTAATTGCTGTGGAGCTTCTAGATGGGGTGAAACAGACATATGCTCAGATTGTAAAGAGCATGCAGATTTTGAACCAGATGAAGACTGGGATAACGAAGTAATAAATAAAAGATAATAAAATGGGAGTAGATATTTATGGTAAAGCACCTAAGCTTATAGGCAAGAGGCCTGAATTAGACTTTGATGATGATAATCTTACCGATGAACAGAAGAAAAACTATTGGGAAGCATTAGAAAAGTGGGAAAAGAAGAATCCTGGTTACTATTTTAGGAGTAACTGGTGGGGTTGGAGACCAATAGTTATGTTGTGTGCACACGCAGCAGAGCAACATAGATTGGAGTTTAACTTTGATGCATGGATGGGTAATGATGGACTAGGATTGGACAACTGGCAAGAGTGTAACGCTCTAGCAGATGCATTAGAGATCTCTATTGCTGAAGAGGAGAACCTAAAAGATGATGAGGATACTATATATTGTAATATGGGATCTTGGTCTCAATCAGGTGGTCTTATGGTTGACCAAGACACAGTGGAGAAACTTAATGAAGACTATCCTTATGGTTCAATTATGTTTACCAGCATAGTTACTGATGATGGAAATGTTTATTATCCTTCACACGGTACACCTCTTTGGTTAATAAATTCATTTATTAATTTTCTTAGAAATTGTGGTGGGTTTTCTATTTGGTAATCTAACTAAATTTATTACTTTTGTAAACTCACCAATAACGTAGTATGAAGTTTATAACCTTTTTAATTAGATGGGTAGCAGGCAATTTGTCTATACCTTTCTGGGTAGTAGGGCATATACACTTATCTATACATGATTTTCATGACCTATACGAAGTAATTAGTAGTGTAGGCATGAATATCATTGTAGCAATTGGATTTTATTTAGAATGGAGAGACGTAAATAAACAAGAACATGAATGACGTAATTATATATGATATAGAAACTATGCAAGAGTGCTTCATTGTTGTATGTATGCAACCTGAGAAGACACCTCGTAGCTTTGTAGTAAGCAAGTGGCAGAACCAACTGGATGCATTTGTAAAATATACAGACACACACAAGGAAGCATATTGGGTAGGTTATAACAACTTACGTTTTGATGGTCAGGTAGTTGAATGGATACTCAGAAACTATGAGCAATGGCATGATTGTACAGGACTAGAGATATGTGCTAAGATTGCACAGAAGGCTCAGGATGTTATACATGATGCTAACTTTGATGTGTTTGCTGAATATAGAGAGTATGAGCTTACACTCAAGCAACTTGATTTGTTTAAGATTCACCATTATGACAATAAGAACAGACGTGTAAGTCTGAAGAGGTTAGAGTTTGAGATGGATCTTGAAAACATTGAAGAGATGCCTATACATTATGCAAAGACAGGACTAACAAGAGATGAGGTGTTCTTATCACTACAGTACTGTTTCAATGATGTTGATGCAACTTATGAGTTTTACAAGATAACTCTTGGTGATACAGATCATCCACTATACAAGGGTAATAACCAGATACAACTAAGAAAAGATATTGAAGAGGAGTTTGGTATACCTTGTTTAAACTATTCAGATAGTAAGATAGGGGATGAGATAATCAAGAAGTATTATTGTGAGGAGAAAGGTATAGATATACGTGAGCTTCCTCGCAAGGGTTACTTCAGAAAGAGTATAAACCTAAAGAATTGTATAGCACACTATGTAGAGTTTGAAACTGAACAGCTACAAAAGTTTCTTGAGACTATTAAGAAGCTTAAGTTGGGCCTTCAGGATGACTTCAAAGAGCATATACATTTCTATGACAATGTCTATTCATTTATGAAAGGTGGTCTTCACACAGAGAACAAGCCTGAAGTATTTGAAGAAGATGAAGAGTATGAAATCATTGACTGGGATGTAGCTAGTTACTATCCTGCTATTATTATTAATAGTGAGAAGTATCCTGCTCATCTAGGAAAGGAGTTCTTGCGTGGGTATAAGCAAATGTTTGAGAAAAGACTAGAGCTTAAACCACAGGCCAAGAGTGACAGGAGAATCAAAGGAATCGTAGGAGCACTTAAACTTGCAGTTAACTCTGTGTATGGTAAGTCATCTGATATGAATTCATGGATATATGATAGGCAACTAACTATGTTCACCACTATAACTGGTGAGCTTAGTTTGATGATGCTTATTGAGAAATATGAACTGAATGACATACATGTGATCTCTGCTAACACAGATGGTGTAACGATTAAAGTGAGAAAAGACTTGATTCCTAAGATGCATGAGATAAACAAATGGTGGTGTGATGTTACACAGTATGTACTGGAGCGCACAGACTACACAAAGATTATCTTCTCAACAGTTAATGACTACCTGGCTATCATGCCAGATGGGTACATAAAGAAGAAAGGTGACTTTCTTACAGACTTTGAACTACATAAGAATAAGTCTGCACGTATTGTACCTATAGCACTAGAGCAGTATTATGTAAATGGTATACCTGTTAAGGAAACAATCATTAATCATAAGAACTTGTATGACTTCTGTATTAGAAAGAAAGCCTCTAAAGACTTTCACTATGAAGGAGTTGATGCATCTAATGCTATAACTAAATATGATAAGCTCATCAGGTACTATGTAGGTAAGACTGGTGAGAAAGTTTACAAAGTGAAGAACGAGTCTTCTAATAGCAAAGCTGCTAAAAGAAGTCAAGTAGAGGCTGGTGAGTGGAAGTGTTATGTATGTAACACTCTTCCTTCCAACTCTCCAGTGGACAATGTAAACTATAATTATTATATAGACAAAGCAGAGAGTATGATAACTAAAATTTTGACCAACGGTAAGCGTAAGAAGAGTACGTTTATCCCTGGTCAACTAAATCTTTTTGGTTAATGAAAAAGAGAGCTAAGATAAATAGAGGTAATATAACTAGACATCTTATTGAGTATCAGTTAGATATGGTTGGAAAGCGATTAGTAGACACATTAGATGATGACAAATGGTATTTCAACTGGACAATGACAAGAGAACAATATAATGAGTTCTATAAGTATGCTATAAGGACACTTAAGAAGGTGTTTAAGTTTAACACAAATAAAGCAAAAGAAACGTTCGACTGGTTCTATGAACAATTCGGACTAAGAATTAAAAATTAACAATTAAAATCAATAATTATGAACAACGGAGTATTATTATTCACAATCCTTGTAATGCTAGTAGGACTAGCTTACACAATGTATGCAGTTTTCTTTGATAGCCAAGAGCTACCAGAACCAACACCAAAGCGTAAGAGAGGTAGACCAAAGGGAAGTAAGAATAAGGTCAAGAAGACTAGTATAATAGTTAACAAACCAAAACGTGGTCCAGGTAGACCTAAGGGATCTAAAAACAAGAAGAAGAATGTCAAAGCTAATTAACGAAGACTGGGAACATGCAGCTTATGCTAATGATAAGATGTATGAAGGAGAGCGAAAGTATAGAATGGAGCTCGAATGGCAAGAGTGGGAACACGAACAACAAAAGAAGAGAAAGAAACCTGCTACTATAGTGGTAGAAAAACCAGTAAAAGATGAGAATGCACATATCCCCACAAGTATTCAAAGAACTCATCAAAAAAAGCTATAGTCTTGATCTGATTTATTTGCTCAAATTGATAGAAGAGCAGTATGACATACAACCTTTATATGAGGATAGTATGAAGATTGCTGCTCTGTATCAGAGCTTAATAAGAAAAGGACTGATAACTAAGGATGAGGAGAAGATAACAACTATTGGTAAAGATTTACTGAAGTTTGTTACTGATGAGAATACTAAAAAGATAATAAAACGTAAACCAATAACAACGGACTTTGAAGAGTGGTGGAAACAATACCCTCCTACAGATTCATTTACTATCAATGGTAAACAGTTCAAGGGAACTAGATCATTGCGTAGAGGTAAAGAGGAATGTAGGAGAAAATTTAAGACTATCATAGAGGAAGGAGAATACACTGCAAAACAACTAACAGATGCTCTAAAGTATGAGGTAAACCAAAAGGTTGAACGCTCAGTACGTGAGAGAAAAAATATAATGAGTTTTATGCAGGGCTCTATCCCTTATTTGAATCAACGAACATTTGAAAGCTTTATAGAGCTCATGGAGCAGAATAAAGATCAAGATGATGTAAGTGCAAACTCAGGAGGTCCCACAGATATTTAGATTATGCAAAACACACTAGAATTTAACGAGTGGATGAAAAAGATTAGAAGCAATTATTATTCAGACGACAGACAGATGAATAATGCTTTTGAGAAACTAAGAAAAATAGCAAACAATAAAAATTATAAAGATGAAGATAATATTTAGTATAATACTATGGTTAGTAGTAGCAAGAGTAATGATATGGCTAGGTGGATACATATGGCCTGAGGATAGAGATAACTTTGATAACAATTTAAGATACTAGCATGAGCTTTGAACTACTAAAGAAAGAAGTACAAAAAGGTATCGATGGCCGTAATGGTGGTATACCTATGGGTTTTGATAGGCTCAATAGGTACGTAGGTATCAGAAAGTCTATGTACTATCTTATTGGTGGTCTAACTGGTTCAGGTAAGACTAGTTTTATTGATGATGCTTTTGTTCTTAATCCTGTAGATTGGGCTCTATCAGAAGAAGGTAGAGCTTCAGGTATTAAGGTGAAGGTGTGGTATAGATCTATGGAGCGTAGTAGAACTTACAAGTTTGCTAAGTGGACTTCACGTAAAATATTTCTAGACCAGGGTATAATAATACCAGTTAATAAACTACTTGGTTGGACAGAGAAGATGACTAAAGATGAGCATGACTTATTTCTAATGTACGAAGACTACATGAATGAACTATCAGAAATTGTTACAATCATTGATGGTCCTGAGAATCCTGTAGGTATCGCTAAAGAGCTCAAAGCATATGCACTAGAGCGTGGTGAGATAGTACAAGAGAATAAGTATAACAAAATATATGTTCCAGACGATCCTAATGAGATAACTCTTGTTGTGTTGGATCATATTGGCCTACTTAAGACTACTAGAGATCAACCAACAAAGAAACAAGCTATTGATAAGATGAGTGATGAGCTTAGATATGCTCGTGACTTCTATGGTCATAGTCCTGTTGTTGTTAGTCAGTTCAACAGATCTATATCTAATCCCATCAGGATAAAGAATGGTGATGTTGAACCACAGCTAGAAGACTTTGCTGACAGTTCTACCACTCAAAACGATAGTGATGTGTGTATGGCCTTATTTGACCCTATGCGTTACAATGTTGAAGATCCATCTGGGTACAATCTAGGTAAACTTAGAGATGACTTTGGTGGTAAGTATTTTAGAAGCTTAAGATTAATCAAGAACAGTTATGGTGAAGATGATATCAGAATTGGTCTTGCATTCTTGGGCCAGATAGGTATGTTTAAAGAGCTACCTAGACGTAGAAACATAACTGATGCAGACTATGAGTCTGTAGTAAACAAATCATTTTTTATATCATGACATTAAGAGATAAACGACAAGCAGAGTTTGCTGATATGTGGTGGAATCATGGAAAGTTTGGGATCCTAAACTTATGTCCGAGGTTTGGTAAGATAAGAACTACAATTAACATCTTGAAGAAGATGAAACCTAACTGTAGTATCCTTATTGCCTATCCTGATAACAAGATTAAACAGTCTTGGATAGAGGACTTTGAGGAGATGGACTATGAGAATGATAATATTACATACACAACACACCTGTCTATACATAAGCACACAGGTACAGAGTTTGACATAGTTGTTATTGATGAGATACATCTACTATCAGAAGCACAGATAGGTGCATGTGTAGATTTGTTCTCTATCAATGATAATATACTTGGCCTCACTGGTACACTATCTAGATGGACAAAGCGTACACTTAGAGATGACTTATCACTATCTGTAGTTGCAGAATATCCTATTGAAAAAGCAATTGAAGAAGGTGTTATAGTTGACTACCAGATAACCGTAGTGAAGGTGCCACTAGATAACATTGTTCGCAATGAGTATGGAAAGAAGAAAATCAAGAAGACAGAGTTGCAACAGTTTAAGTATCTATCAGGTACTATAAACAGAATGATGTATAGTGGTGGTAACACTATGTTTATGAGACTAGCAAGGATGCGTCTCATCCAGAGTAGCTTAGCTAAGCTAAACAAAACCAAACAACTGTTAAATCAGTATAAGGATGAGCGTGTTCTTGTATTTTGTGGTACTACAAAGATAGCAGATAGTCTAGGTGTACCATCACATCATAGTAAATCTAAGGATAAAGATGCCTTTAAGAGATTTGCTGAAGGTGAGGGTAAACACATGGCTGTTGTGAAGATTGGTAATACAGGAATCACATATAAACCATTAAACAAGGTTATTATAAACTATTTTGATAGTAACGCAGAGAATCTTGCACAGAAGATTAATAGATGTATGGCCATGGAGTACAATACTCCTGATAAAAAAGCGGACATATACATCATCTCTTCTCAAGAGAATGTAGAAGAAAAGTGGCTTAATAAAGCACTAGAATTCTTTGATAAAAAGAAGATAAATTACGCATAATTTCGTATATTTGTCAAGTTAATAATTACATAATAAATAAATAAAAATGAGTTCAAAATTAATTGGAATTGTTGGTGAAACTGGGACAGGTAAGTCAACAGCGATTAAACATTTAGATCCTAAAGAAACGTACATTATCAATGTTGCAAAGAAAGAATTGCCCTTCAAAGGATCAGGCAAGCTTTACAATGCTGATAACAAAAACTACAAAGAGGTAGATGATCCTACACAAATCACAAGACTTCTAAAGACTCTCTCTGAGAAAGCACCACACATTAAAAACGTGGTGATAGAGGATAGTAACTATCTTATGGGTTTCCGTATGGTAGAGAAAGCTACAGAAACAGGCTTTATGAAGTTTAGTGTAATGGCTAAAGACATGGTTGACATGTTTAGAACAGCTAGAGCATTACGTGATGACATGTGTATATTTTATTTCTCTCATCCAGAAACAATAGAAGATGCTGGTGAGATAATAGGATACAAAATTAAAACTGCAGGTAAATTAATTGACAATCAAGTATTGTTAGAAGGATTATTAACTGTATGTTTGTATACACATGTAGAGGAAACAAAGGATGGAGCAAACTATTATTTCTTAACTAATCGTTTTAGAAAGAAACCTGCTAAAAGTCCTGATGGTATGTTTGAAGAAACAAAAATACCTAACAATCTACAGCTAGTAAAAGACAATGTAATAGAATATTATAATTAATAATTAAAATTAAAATTTATGAGTACAATTGGAGGAGTAAAAAGAGAATCCGCAATCAACAGTGAAAACACAGCTTACCCAAAAAAGGTGGGCTTATTTGAAGCAGACATAATTGCAATTAACCCAACTATAGAAGAGTATAGTACATTGCTAGGAATGGAACTTAATCCAGAAAGCAAAGCTACTGAGTATCTAGGTACTACTAAAGATGGTAATACATATCTTCGTGTGGATGTATGGTTAAAGCAAATCAAGACAGAGAATCAATTCAAGGTGAGTTTCTTCTTGGAAGATAAAGAAAGAGAGAACCGTGATGGGACTAAGAAACAGTATATAAACAGTGTAGGTATGACAGCTTGGGCTGCTGATGAGAATGACTTATGGGACTGGTTTACTAATGGACGTGACTATCGTGTTGCATATGTTGGTGAGGAAGACTTATATGAGTTTGTTCGTACTTGGTTAGGTAAGTTGGATTATCGTCATGCAGATACAGTTCTACAGCTAGACTGGAAGAAACTTATGCGTGGTAATATTGGTGACCTTAAAAGTGAGGTAAATGGTGAATGGTGTAACACTGTTGTAGCACTAGCAACTGTAGTTGTTAAAGAGCGTGATGGTGAGACTAAAGAATACCAAGGTATCTACAACAAAGGTTTCCTATCTGGATATACAATGAAACAGTTTAGACTGGTTGATTATACAGACAAACGTACACTTGATAGTCTTAGATCTAGAAAACCACGTGAACTTAAACCACATGAAAGATTTGTAGTTCGTGTGAGTGGTGAGTATGGTTGTAAAGACTATTACATTCTAAAAGAAATTGAAGAGTATAACCCTGGTGATAATCTTGTCGCCTCTGATAGTTATATATCAGATGATGGGTCAGACTACTAACCAAACCAATGTATAATAAGAGCCCTCTTCAGAAATGTTGAGGGCTTTTTTAATATAAAACTTATGATAAAGGGAAAGAAGTATGTACGTGTAAGTGCAGAGTTAATACTATCTAAAATATCAGAGTATGATATCTTCAGGTTTTATATGCCCAGTAAGGATTGGAAGTTAGGACAGGCAACATATTCTCCATTCAGAGATGAGAGGAATCCATCATTTCTAGTTGGAGTTAGAGGAGATACTATAATGTTTATTGACTTTGGTGATACTAGTATGAAAGGAGATTGTTTTGAGTTCGTAAAGAAGCTCTACAACATTCCTACATTTCATGAAGTGCTAATTAAGATTGATAATGATTTTAACTTAGGAATAAGTTCAGGATCTGATTCAAAAGAATACAAGAAGATAATTAAGTCTTACTCTCAACCAGAGCTGGTGAGTAAAGATTATTCTTTTATTCAGGTGAAGACTAGAAACTTCACACATGAAGAGTTAGCTTATTGGAATGAATACTATCAAGACATTGAAGATCTCAAAGCTAATAATGTATTCTCAGTTGCTGAGGTGTATCTAAACAAGAAGCGTATTGTTATACCAGACAATGAGCTTAGGTTTGGGTATCTCTATGATGGCCACTGGAAGATATACAGACCATTCTCTGATAGAAGATGGAAATGGATGCCTAATAATGTACCAATCACCGCTATGGATGGTAAAGATGACATCAAGAATTGTGATGTTGCATTTATCAACAAGAGTAAGAAAGACTACATGGTTATGAAGAAACTATATCCATGCTGTTGTGCTGTTCAGAATGAAGGTATGGGTTGTTTCTCTGATGAGAATGTACAATTCTTACTGGATAACTCAAACAGACAAATACTATCATTCGATAGCGATGAAACAGGTGTATCTAATAGTAAGAAGATTACTGAGATGTTTGGATTTGACTATTGTAATGTACCCAGAAAGTTCCTAAAAGATGGAATTAAGGACTGGGCAGATCTTGCAAGAGTTCACGGACTAAAAGTAATAGAAGAATATTTAATAAATAAAAACATAATACAATAAAAATGAAAAGAGCAATTACAACTGCTGTTGAGGCTAGAAATATTATGCTATCAGCACCAATACCCAAAGAAACAAAGACCTACAAACCTGTAAGTCATCAAGAACTTATAGATTTAACGCTTGAGAGTATATATCAATCAGGGTATACACTTGAAAAGCAAACCTATTCTACAGCAAGAGAGGGTAATGTAGCAAACGGACGCTACACTATATCTAATGTTGGAGATAGTGAAATGAAACTACAGATAGGTTGGCAAAACAGCTATGATAGAAGCTTAGCGCTTAAGTTTGCACTTGGTACAAGTATTATTATTTGTTCTAATGGTATGGTCAAAGGAGATCATGGAGCATTCAGAAAGAAGCATCAAGGAGACATACAAACATTTACACCAGCAGCTATATCAGAATATATTAAAGGTGGAGGTGACGCTTTTGAAGACTTACAAAAGGATCGTGATATGTTAAAGCAATACGAAGCTACAGATAAGATTCAAGCAGAAGTGATAGGTAGTTTGTTTCTTCAAGAGGAAATCATTTCATCATCACAACTAAATATAATTAAGAAGGAACTCAAAACTCCAACTCACAACTATAGTGCAGAAGGAAGCATGTGGGAGCTGTATAACAATGTTACATTTGCTATGAAGCAATCACATCCATCAGATTGGATGCAAGATCATATAGATGTTCATAACTTCTTTATTAATCACACCAATAATATTACTCAAGAGGTGAAAGCAGATGCAGATATGTTTGCAGCTGTACTTAAGAATCAATTAGATATGTTTGAATCATGACAGTTAGTGAATATGTAAACAACCTTGTACAGTTGTTAAAAAAAGATCCTGAGATAGGTGAATTAGAAGTAATCTATTCTCAGGACGCAGAGGGTAACTCTTACGAGAAGGTATTCTACACTCCATCACTCATGAAGACAGATGGATTAGAGAATGCATATGTCACAGGGGTGAGAAATATAGACCCATATGAGATAGATGTAGAAACAAGTGCATTATGTATTAACTGATATGGGAGGAATAGTAGTAACAGGAGGTGCAGGATTCATAGGATCTCATCTCGTTGAAAGATTGGAAGAGCTCAATAAACAAGTATCAATAATTGATAACTTCAGTACTGGCAAGATGCTAAACTTTTCAAATCTGCATTACAAGCCTTATGTAACGATTTATGAATTAGGAAGCGATAGTTGGGGTGAATTGCATGATGTTATAGGGCTTGAAACTCTTATTCACTTAGCTGCACCTGTATCAGTTGAAGAGAGTTTGTCAAACCCAGATAAATATCATCGTCAAATTGTAGAAGGTAGTGCTCAGTTGTTTGATTGGGCAATAAGGAATGGCTGTAAGAACATAGTGGTAGCATCAACAGCTGCTGTATATGGAGATACAGAAACATTTCCTACAACAGAAGATAGTAAGTTATCTCCTAGATCACCTTATGCATCATGTAAACTAGCAATGGAAGAGCTTTGTACAAAATATGATGCAAACTTTTCAGTGCTAAGATTCTTCAATGTATTTGGAGAAAGACAGAAAGAGAGTGGAGGATATGTATCAGCTATACCTATATTCTATAAACAATATGGAAACCGTGATAGCTTAACAGTTACAGGAGATGGTCAACAGACCAGAGACTTTATATATGTTAAAGATGTTGTTGATGCTATTATAGCTTCAATAGGTTGCAATGGTGTTTGGAATGTAGGATCTGGTGAAGAGGTTAAGATTATAGATGTGGCTAAGGCATTTAGTGACAATATAGAGTTTATACCTGCTAGAAAAGAAGCTAAGCGGTCTCTTAGTGATATAACAAAGATAAAAGAAGACTTGGGATGGTCTCCACAAGTAAGTTTAATTAATTGGATAAAATCAATAAAAAAATGAAATGGGATAATTTTAAAGAACACTTCCACCCATCGTGGCACGGTAAAATGAAACCATTTATAGAAAGCAATGAGTGCGATGAGATATATGCATTCTTGAAGAAAGAGAGTAAGAGGGGCAAGCAGATTGCTCCTCTGTCATCTCAGGTCTATAGATGTTTCAAAGAGACACCACTTGGTGAAGTGAAAGCAGTGATTGTGGGCATGTGTCCCTATCACACATTTAAGAATGGATTACCTGTAGCAGATGGTCTGCTTATGGGTTGTTCAGTGACAGGTTATGTACAACCTTCTCTAAAGCAATTTTACAATGCACTTGAGAACGAGTTTCACAGAGGTCTTAATCTGAGTTATGATCCATCTCCTGATGTAACCTATCTAGCAGAGCAGGGAATACTAATGCTTAACGTAGCGCTCACCACTGAGAAGAACAAAGCTGGTAGTCACATAGATATATGGGAACCGTTTACAAAGTATTTGTTTGAAGAGGTTCTTAATCCGCTAGGTGTACCATATGTTTTTCTTGGTAAAGATGCTGGTAGATACAAAAGGTATGCAGGAATATTTGCTCACACATTTGTTGTGAGTCACCCAGCTAGTGCTTCTTACAAAGGAGTTGATTGGGATAGTGAGGGTGTGTTTACAAAAGTGGATACACTAATTTATGAAAACAACGGATTTAGCATCAACTGGTTAAAAGATGCAGAAGATCCATTTTAAAAACAGAAACAATGATAAGAGGAACATTAACAGAAGATCCTGGTATATTAGAACCAGGAGATGAGATTATTACTTGCCATGGCTCAGAGATGAGATGTTATGTAATAGAAGAAATACCACGAGTTAGTAAACTAAAAACATGGCATAACGGTAGAACACGATACATAGCTGTAAAGTCTAGAGCTGCTTTGACACAAAAGACCACTTCACATGTAAATCAATGGACTGGTAAAACTTATACTCACACTTATAAAACGTATGAGTTCAGAGTGCCTAATGAGAATGATCCAATAATAAAAGTGGATCTAAACTGGAAACAAATATATATAATTAATAAATTTAAAAATGGATAACACAGTAAACAGACCGATTAAGAAAGAAGAACTTCAAGTGGGAGATGAAGTTATTGTACGAGGTGTAGACCTCAACTACATGCAAATTGTAAGGCCACCTATGCCAAAACAATACAAAGACTATCAAGGAAACCCTTACACAGGATACACATCAGCTGTATGTAATAGAATCAACAGTAAGTTTGGTAGGAAATGGAATTCAGATGATAAACAGAATGTAAGATTTGACTTTGAATATAAGTCAATCTGGTTAGTAAAACGAGGAGATAACAATTAATAAATAAGAACAGAAATGAGATTAGAAAATCAAAAACAATCAAACGTCCTAGAAACAGGACCAGCTAACAAGAGCATAGGAATGTCCCTAGACTTAGATTCTGCACAGGTATTGATGCAGATGTTAAGTAAGAATCTGTATTCAGATGCAATAGGCTCTACAGTTAGAGAGTGTGCCAGTAATGCACTGGACAGTCATAGAAGAGCAGGAGTGAATAAACCTATCGTGGTATCTCTTGTAAGAAATGACAGTAACAATTATGAATTCTCTGTTGAGGATTTTGGTGTTGGTCTAGACGCAAATGATGTAGAGAAGATTATCAGTAAGTATGGTAAGTCTACAAAGCGTGATAGTGATACAGAGCTTGGTATGATGGGTCTTGGTTTCAAGGCCCCTCTAGCTTATGCTAGTAGCTTCTACTTTAGATGTAGAAAAGATGGTGTAGAGCGTAAGTATATGATGTATGAAGGTGAGGAAACTAACACTATTGATCTAATATATGAGAAACCAACAACAGAAGGTAATGGTGTTAAGGTGATTATACCTATCAAGTGGGGAGATCGTTGGGACTTTACAAGTAAAATTAAAGAGCAGCTTGCTTATTTTGAGCATGTGTATTTTAATGTGGATGATGTAGATAATAACTTTGTGATTCATAGATCCAACTTGTTTCAGTTCTCTGAGCTATCTTCTGACAACTATCTGCATGTATGTCTTGATGATGTATACTATCCACTAGACTTTAAGAAGCTTGATATAGATAGAATAGAAATACCTGTAGGATTGAGACTTAGTTTGACAGATGGTGTCTTTCCTACACCAAACCGTGAGGCTCTTAGGTATACACCTGAAGCAAAGAAAGCTATTCTAGAAAAGATTAAACGTTTTGCTAATGTAATGACACAACGTTACAATCAGTCAGTCACTGTAAATAGTGATGTGTATGCTGTATTGAAATACTATACAAATAGCAGTAGATATATCAAGATGTTTGGTCAGGAGTTTGACTATAATCAGCTTGCTAAGTTTGCTACAGCTAGAATTGCTACACCTAAAATACCTGGTGTAAATACACTGGAGTTGCATACACTAAGTAATTATTCATTTACTACACTTCTTAAAAACTACAGACGCTCATACAAATATGAGAATGGTAGAATGTATGAAATTAAATCTGATAACACTTGGGCAGCACGTGTAGAGTGGGATGCAAAAGATAGAAGACACTATATACTTAATGGTGACATGCGAGGAAACAAGAAGGCCTATCTAAGAGAACTTGCAGAAGACCATGAATCTAGATGTGTGTATTTTATTAAGGAGAAATCAAAAAAGGATTACGTAAAACTTAAAGGGGCTCAGGGATACAAAGATCTTCTGAAGCTTAACAACTATCCTAAGGATCAGTGGAGAACTGTACTCAAAGAGTGGAGACACATTGAGAGTCTTTTACTTGCTGATCTTGTTGATGCTGATGCTATTGAGGTGCCTCAAGACTGGCTAGATGCTAGAAAGAATAATAAGGTGGCTAAGATGAAAGCAACTAAGGCTGCTAAAGGTGCAAAGCTTGAAGGTGATTTCAATTGTAAGATGGCTGATAATCTTCTTAGATATAATAGTGGTAGAAACTGTAAGTTTGTAGCTAATCGTTTGAATACTAAGGATATTGAAGAGGGTAGTACAGTGTATCTCTACACACATCATGATAACTTTATGGTTCTTGATAACATGTATGAGGACACTAGAAAGCTAAACATTAAATACATCACACTGTCTCAACGAGAACTAAAGATTATTGAAGACTCAGGAGAGACAATTGACAATCTTGTGTCTTATGATGATTTTATTAAAGGGCATGAGTTGTTTGTTAAGATAGTTACAGCTGTACGTATTCACAGATTCGCTAAGAAGTATAATGATGTATTTGAAAAGAGAAGCTATATAAAGCAAGTTAATGAAGAACTTGGAGAAAATCTAGAAGATCTTTCAACATATCGAAATGATTATCTACATTCTGGTAAGTACACCGAGTTTGGTGATCTTGATGCTTTGGTAAACATTGCTACAGAGAACAAGTTGTTTGATGCAAACTTTTATGTTTTACAAGAGAAGGTGCACCAGACACTACGCACTCACTACTATTTCAATACACTTGCAAAGGTGATGGGTTATCAACACCTCAATGGGGAAATCCTAGATTGTATGGCACAACTAATGACATGTAATGGATTAGAAGTGAACGAAGACTATGAGTATAACTATCTAAAGGAAGCGCTGAAAGACAGCGAAGAAACAGAGTAATCATGTGGGAGATTGTTTGACAGTCTCCCATATTTTTCGTATATTAATAAATAAATAACAATTAAAAAACATGAGTAAATTTTTAAGTTTGGAATGGTTCAAAAACAAAGTGGACCATTCAGTAGAGAAGGTAATTGAGAAGAAACTTGATACCTTAATGAACCAGCAAGATGAAGCAGCTGGACAACCATTTAGCAGTGCTAAGTTGGTAAATGATGTACTAACTATTGTGATGAATGATGGTTCTGTAATTACTAAGATGGATGCTACGGAAGATCATTATGCAGCTGTACAGCTAGCAAAGAATGTAGCAGACTTATATTCTATTGTTAGTGATCCTAGTGTTGTTAGTGAGAAAATTGAAGAGGAGAAAAGGATTGCAAGACTTTTAGCTCTTCGTGAAGGACTTTCTATTCTAAGAGAGAGTGGTGAGTTTACAGTGGATGGAGATAGTGTATACTTCAAAGGTATATCCAGGTCTCTACCACAACTACTAGTCGAAGAACTTATCGATGAGGTGAGTCGTGCTAAAGAGTTGGGTATTCCACTAAATGATTATGATGGATATCAGTCTCTCAAGAGATTCTTTATGTGGTGTGCACTTAATCCAAGAGCTGAGGTGGCACACGAGCTATACAGATTCTTGAAAGAGAACAGCTTCCGTATCACTAAGCAGGGATTCTTTGTAGCACTACGTAATGTTGTTACACTACATGGATCTCCAGAGCTTGTACACTTCATCTCTAATACATACAACAAAGTGAAAGCTGTATGGAAGAAGAGTCCAGATGACTACACTGTGTTCCTACAAAATGGTGAATACAAACTTGTGCATGATGACAAGTTATACCGTGAAGAAACACGAACCAGTACAGTTTGTAAAGAGTGCTGGGGAGAAGGTGGTTACTATAATTTTGATGATACATATGCTGATCAAGATGAATGGGATGAAACAGAGTGGATAGAATGTGATAATTGTGGTGGAACAGGTGAAGTGGAAGAGTATGAGTACACAACAAATGTTATGGTGGACCATGGAGAAGAGATAGGTAAACTTACAGCTCTATATCTAGACCTACCTAATAGACATGAGAATCGCTTCACAGATGATTGGACTAAAACATTTGACATACGTGTAGGTAAGGTGGTTAACATGCCTAAGGAAGATTGTAACTGGTCAACACAAGATTGTGCTGCAGCTGGTTTACATTTTACTTCTGACCAGATACACTATGTAGGATGTGGTGATCAGTCTGTTCTAGTTCTTATCAATCCTATGAAGGTTGTTGGTATTGGGACACACAAGGGTAGATGCTATGAGTATTTGCCAATCATGACTGTACCAAGAGATGAGGCTACAGAGATTCTTCATGACAATCAGTTTGACACTCTACAGCTTGATGAAGAGTATGCAATCCGTGAGCTTGAGGATCTAGAAGCTAAGGTTCAGGAAGGGTTTGTATCTGAAAGTTCTAAGTATGAATTCAATTTACCAAATGTTAGCAGTGCTGACATACGTAATATTGTAGGAAGCTTAGAAGATATGAAGGCTGAGATACGAGACAGAGTTGTATCTTTAGATTAATTAATTGGGGGATAGCATTTATTTTGTATATTTGTTATCCCCCTTTAATTTAAACTTATGGCAAAAAAGACAGTAAGAAAACCAAGAGTGCCACGTACTAGAAATGCTGGAACAATGACAGAATCAATGTTCTGGTCCATGATTAGGAGTGCTCTAAGACAGAAAAGCAGATGGTGGAAACCAATTGCTGAATGTAAGAAGTTAGCAAGAAGAGCGTACAAGGGAAAAAACAAAAGACAGAAGTGGGAATATCTATGTAATAAATGTAAGAAGTGGTATAAGAGTGATCAAGTTAATGTTGATCATATTGAACCTGCAGGTAGTTTGAATTGCTCAAACGATCTTCCAGCTTTTGTAGACACTCTATTTTGTGAACAGGATAACTTACAGGTTCTTTGTAAAACATGTCACGATCAAAAAACTAACTTAGAAAAACAATTAAAACAATTTAAAAAATGAACCACTTTATGAAACCAAAGCATTACGAATCAACATCTGAACAGGATGTAATTGATTTCTGCCAAGCTTATGATTTATCTTTTACGAAGGGGAATGTAATTAAATACATTACTAGAGCAGGTAAAAAGGGTGATGAACTACAAGACTTACACAAAGCCTTGGATTATATACAAAGAGAAATAAAATTTATTAAAAACAAACAGAGATGATAAAGGGACAAACAAACACAGAAGCAAACTATAGGGCTGTCATGTTAGACAGCTCTAGTTCTTTAAAGGACTTTTCACTTGATAGAAAGAAATATTATAGAAAATATATCCTTAATGAACCAATTAACGAGAAAGAAACAGCAGCTGCTAATATGGGTAGACTTGTAGAAACCATGTTGTGGGAACCAGAACTATTTGATGAGAAGTTTATGTTATCAAACTGTGCAACTACACCTACAGGACTTATGTTAGAATTTGTAGAGGCACTATATCGTGTCACTAGAGATGCTACAGATGAGTCTGGAGAGGTTACTAGAGATTTTGAGAGCTTATCAAGAGAAGCATATGACATATCTTCTTTCAAGATAAAGTATGAGGCTGTTATCAAGAAGTTCGTAGGCAGTGATGCAGAACTTTACTATCATGAGATTAGAAAAGTGAGAGCAAATAATCTAACTGTAGTTAATAACCTAGAGATCACTATGGCTGAAAAGATTGTACAGACACTTAAATCAAGTTCTGTAACTTCTCACATTGTTAACCTTGTTAGTAGTGCAAGATACAGTGCTTTTTGTCAAGTGCAAGTTGAAGATTATCCTGTAGATGGACACTCTTTCAAGTCTATGATGGACTGGGTAGTGGTAGATCATGATGCTAAAACTATTCAGGTGTATGACTTGAAATGTACATGGAATGTAGAGAACTTCTTTGAAGAATACTATCTATATAGAAGAGCATTTATTCAAGCATTCTTGTATAAGAAAGCTGCACAACACATGGCTAATGATGACATGTTAGAATACTATGGGTATGAGGTACTTAATCCTAGATTTATTGTTTGTGATAGTGCAAACTTCTATAGTCCAATAATATATACATTGTCTGATGAAGACATGAGTGATGCTTACCTTGGTTTTCAATACAAGGGTAGAACTTACACTGGTGTGAAGAGTCTGATTAGTGATTTGAAATGGGCAACAGAGAATAACATGTGGGACGTTAGCCAAGGAACATTCGAGGCTAATGGAGTAGTTAATATACGTAATAGATAATAATGAAACTTAAGAAAACAATAACAAGCATATTTATGGTGCCAACTCTAATGGTTCCAAAGAACGCATTGAAACAGAATGGGTTCATAAATGCTTATTTAGATGATGTAGAACGAGATTTTAAATATGATGACGTTGTTTATCTCTTGTTCTTACCCACTGATGTAGCAAAATTTAGAGAATTCCTCGATGGAGAATATGAACGTACCACCTCTATCATCGAGGATTATGATTATGAAGGTGGTTTTGTTGTGTTAGTATATAAACTTAATCCAGACTTTGATATAGACTTTTATTTAATTAGACAAGGTAGATATTCTGAAACAAGTGAGAAGTTTCAAAAGATATTTCCAAAGGTTATAAAGATTAAAAAGCACGGACTACACAGAGATGAGATTAGTCTTCAATACAGAGTGTTTAATAAAACAGATGACATGATAGAGTATTGGGAAGATAAGCTCGGTATAGAGTGGGACGATAGTCTTGAAGTATGGGAAGGGTTTGATGAAAGTAAAGAGATACTTGACATAAACAAACTAAAAAAAAAGTGTTGAATTAACAAAAAAATAATTATGGATGCAGAAAAACTAATGAATGAAAATCCTCTTACAAAAGCTAAACTAAAAGAGTGGTTTTTAGATAAACTTATGGCTTCAGCAAACGAGTTCAAAGAAGATGATTCTTTTAAAGAATTTATGATTAACTCTGGTATTACAGATGATCAAATAACAAGAGTATTTAAAGATGGTGGTAGAGCCAGTTTAGATATGTTTGATGAGAATGATGTAGTAGTAAACATAATACATGACTGGAAGACAAAGAAGTTCTCTTATCGTATAAATGATGAGAAACAGACTGGTAAATACTCTTTAAGAAAAGAAGCAGAGAAGCATGCAATGCAGAAAGCTGTAACTATTCTTGAGTCAAAATTAACTGAAAATAAGGAAACAAATGACAACCCAGAGAATTAAAGAACTAGTAGAAGATTACTTTAATCTAGATCTATCAGAGAAGACCAGAAAGAGAAATGTAGTTCACATTAGATTCTTATATTACAACTTGGCCTATAACCATGCGTCAGATGGTATGAGTTTAACTGCTGTAGGTAACACTATTGGTGGTTTTGATCACGCTACTGTGCTGTATGGCCTTAGACAATACAAGAACTTATATGAATTCGATAGAGCTTTTAGAAACAGAATCAATCCATTTCTTAATGAAGTGGAGGAAGAACTTAATAAAAGTAGCATCGAAGGTAAGAGAACTATACATAGACAAATAAGGAGAATGAAGGAAAGAATCTTTCAAATGGAGAAACAATTAGAGGAAATATCTTAAATTTTACAAATAATTATGAGAACAATTGGAAAAATTATAGTAGATTTGCTTTCCAGCAATCACATTTCAGCTGAGGAAGCTGAATTATTGATCACCCACCTTTCAGAGAATAAAAGACCTTCAGGTTATCAACCTGGATGGACTTCTAGTCCCTATTGGTATCAAACAACCACATTATGAGAACAGCAAAACAATTTAATCAGACATATGAATTAGTTTGCACTGGAGAAGGACTTACAATAGAAGTGCCTGCTGTAGTACAGTTCTTAAACTTAGCATTCATAGACTTCTTGAGAATAGAGGGATTTGAATATAAAGAAATCTCAACAATTCGTGGAATACCTAGAGTTGATACTAATCTTCCAGATCTTATGCCTTATATAGGTAGAGTAATTCAATCAGAATTGGAAGAAAAGATATCGCTCATGTTAAAGGTTGAGTTTGAAATCGAAGAAAGGTTAAGATCTATAAACTTAGACAAAAACGGTAACCCATTAACACTATGAACAAAAACATTTTTATGCCAAGGGTCAATATTCTCCCATATGAATATCCACAATTACTAGACTACAAAGATGCTATCAGACATTCCTACTGGATAGATACAGAATTCAACTTTACAGAAGACATACAAGACTTCAAGGTAACCATCTCTAATGAAGAGCGTGATGTTATCAAGAAGACTATGCTTGCTATTGCACAAATAGAAGTCAACGTAAAAACATTCTGGGCTGATATGTATAAGCGTATGCCTATTACAGAGATTGGGGATGTGGGGATGACATTTGCTGAGTCAGAAGTTAGACACAAAGATGCATATGCTAGACTATTGAGAATACTTGGCCTTGAAAAAGAGTTTCAAAGTGTTATAGAGGTTCCAGCTATAGAGGGTAGACTTAAGTACCTAAAAAAGTACTTAGATGGTACAAGATCTAGAGACAATAAAATGTATACTAAGTCTGTATTATTATTCTCTTTGTTTATAGAGCACGTAAGTTTATTTAGTCAGTTCTTAATTATGATGAGCTTTAACAAAGAAAGAAATGTACTGAAAGGTATATCTAATGTTGTTGAGGCTACCAGTAAAGAAGAAGAGATACATGGTAACTTTGGTGCTGAGATAATTAATATTATCAAGAAAGAAAACCCTGAGTGGTTTGATGATGAGTTTGAAAACTTAATATATTCAGCATGTAAGAAAGCTTACAAAGCTGAGTGTGGTATATTAGATTGGATCTTTGAAAAAGGAGAGCTTAACTTTCTACCTAAAGAAACAATTCAACACTTCATCATGAATCGATTCAATAATTCTTTGAAGAAGATTGGAATGAAACCAATATTTGATGTAGATAAAGAACTAATTGCATCAACAAAATGGTTTGACATAGAAATCACTGCTACTAAAGAAGGAGACTTCTTTTATAAAAAGCAGGTAGATTATAATAAAAAGAGTAAGAGTATAACTGTAGACGATTTATTTTAAAATGGAATATAAAAGATATTACTGGCTTAACGAAGACAGTAGAACATTTTTGTCCAGAGGATATCTAGATGAATCCCCTGAGCAAAGAGTAAGAGATATAGCTAACATTGCTGAAAAGTATTTAGCTATTAAAGATTTTGCTTGTAAGTTTGAAGACTACATGGCAAAAGGATACTATTCACTATCAACACCTGTATGGATTAACTTTGGTAAACAGAAAGGTTTACCTATTAGTTGTTATGGATCTAATGTAGATGATACACTAGATAGCATACTTAATGCAGGCCGTGAAATAGGTATGATGTCTAAGTATGGTGGTGGGACAAGTGCCTACCTAGGTAACATTAGACCAAGAGGAACTAGTATTAGTACTGGTGGACAAGCTGATGGGCCTATTCACTATGCTAGAATGTATGACACTGTAGTAGATGTATGTAAACAATCTGCTGCTAGACGTGGAGCATGTGCTGTATACTTACCTGTAGAGCACGCAGACATAGAAGAGTTTCTAGATATTGGTACAGAGGGTAATCCTATTCAGAATCTTCAGTATGGTGTAACAGTTAGTGATGCCTGGTTGAAGAGTATGAAAGCTGGTAGTAAAGAGAAGCGTAAGATATGGGCCAAGATAATCCAAAGACGTAATGAGTTTGGATTTCCATACATTATGTTCTCAGACAACTCAAACAATGAGACATCTCCATACAAGGAATTAGGATACAAGATTACAGCATCTAATTTGTGTAGTGAAATACAACTACCTACAGACAGCTTTAATAGTTTTGTATGCTGCTTAGGATCTATCAACTTGTTGCACTGGGATGAGATAAAAGAAACAGATGCTATAGAAACATATGTACTGTTCTTAAATGCTGTAATGAATGAGTTTGTTCAAAAGGCAGAACATCTTCCTGGTATGAGAAGAGCATATAGATTTGCAAAAGAGCACAGGGCTATTGGTGTAGGTGTATTAGGATATCACTCCTTGTTCCAGTCTAAGCTTATAGAGTTTGAATCACTGGAAGCTAAACAACTTAACCATCAGATTTTCAAGACGTTAAAAGAACGTACTGAAGATGCATCTAGATGGTTACATGATGCTAAAGGATACAAGTCTATCAGAGAAGGGTATGCTAATACTACTCTTATGGCTATAGCACCAACTAAATCTAGTTCATTTATACATGGTGCTGTATCTATGGGTATAGAACCTATTAAGTCTAACTACTTCATCAAGGATCTTGCTAAGAGTAAGACAGTGTATAAGAATCCGTTCTTAGAAGCTGAGCTTGAGAAGTATGATCTAAATAATGATGAAACTTGGGAGTCCATCTTAAAGAAAGGTGG